ACATTCTCTATAAAATGTACTCTTTTTAATGTGTTTGGCCCTATTGTTATAGTACAGGCACTATCTAAGGTACCTGTATATTTAATATACATAGCTCTAGCTTCATCTGCAGAGCCATCGGCTACAGTTGAGGCATGAGTATCAGCATTGGTTGTAATTGCTTCGGTTCCAAATCCTAGCCCCTCTCCTACTAATTCTAAATTTGTGTTTGTTGATGTTCCCCAGGTTCCAGATTCATCACCTGTGGCTATTTCTTTAAGTCTTAAGTTATTTACATACGTTGCCATATTTTATCCTTTTACAAACTTGTCCAATTTGGTGTTTGTGTAGTTGTTACATCATTATAGTTTGGAGTTTGGCTTGTATCAACCAAAGACCAAATTAAAACAGAACCCAAACCTGTCGTTGCCTGTAGGCCACTTACAGAGACATTTGCTTTGGCTATAGTAGAAACAGAGCCAAGTCCACTTGTCGCTGATAGTCCAGAGACTGTCACCCTTTCATTTTCATGAACAACAATAGTGCCTAAAGAGGCTGTAGCTCCTCTTTCAGTTACTGGTACGTTAGCTTTACCTATAAAAGATAGTGTACCTAGAGCAGAAGTTGCTCCTTGTTCAGAAACTGGTGTGTTTGCAGCGGCTGATTGCCCTGTTGTGCCGAGTGCGGATGTAGCTGATAAACCAGATACAGAAACTTCTATATCGGCTGGCTGACCCCAAGGACCAGAACCCCAGCTATCTCTGCCCCAACCTGTATCTATAGACATAGGGCTTGCACCCCTAAGCTATAGTAATTATTGCGTTTGCCCCTGCTGTCGGAAAAACTATTGTGAAATCCCCTGCAGTTGAAGTTTTTGATGCTCCAAAACTAATTGTTGCTACTGATTTATCAGAGTTAGTGTCGTTATAAATCAAACATCCACTTGCTGTTATTGTTGCTGTAGAAAATGTTAAGTTCGCAAAATCAACAAAAGCTGTTGTGCCTGTTGACGAAGGTGCTGCTATACCAGGTGTAAGTGCTGCCCCTCCTGCTGTATAGTTTGTGCCTGTTATTTGACCAGTTAAACTTGTAGCGTATGCCGTTGTAGTTGCACCTAAAGAAGCTGTTGCACCTGCATATAAAGCAAGTTTGAACGAATTGCCACCTGATGCAAAATTATGAACCCCTTGTAAAAGTTCTTTTTTAAAACTTGTTGTTAAAGCTGATGATATTGCCATCTATAGTCTCCTAATAATATTTGCTAAATCGGTTTCGCCACCTTTTATTAATTCTTGTATGACCGTACCTTTGTATGATTTTAAAGCATTATTAATATAAATCAAACAAACTTGATATATTGCGTCTTTGAAAGCAGCAGCTTGTTGTGCTATATGTGGTTCTTGGTTTTGTGAATAAGAAACTATTTTATTTGTTAACTCTTCAGCCCAAAACTCTGGAGAGTGTCCACCATTATCAGATGTAACAACTTTTATTTGGCCTAGTTTAGGTTCTCCATTTTGATTCATAAATGATATTTATAATTAGACATAATTAATATTTATTAGGTTCTGGTGGGCCTTTTTTATGCGAGTCGTATCTATCTAACAAACCACCTTCTTTTTTTGTTTCGGGCATTTGTATTTCACTTACTTTTTTTACATGTGGAAAACCATGACTATCTAATCCTACTACCCTTTGGTCTTTTAGCCTGTGGTACCCATACAATTTATCTTCTGAAGGTATGTTGGCGTCTAATAAACTAGAACTTTGTGCTACATCCACCTGTATACCTTTATCTAAACATTTTGCTAACCAAAACTCTACACACCCTCTGCCTGCCTCTGCATATCCAGGATTTGATTTATAGGTAAAATCTACGCCAAACAAAGATATTTTTCTTACATCATTCCAATAAGCAAAAGCTACTGCATAAGCAACGGTATTGTTTAAATACCAGCTTTTTGTATCTTCAACCACTTCGGCTACAGGATATTCTACTAGACCAGGACATCTATCATCTTTTTCACATGTATATATTGGACCTTTGTGCTCAACCAACATTTCTCTCATACAATCTGTTTGTCCTGCGGCATCATTTGTATCTAAAAATCGGCTTGCTGGGTCCATCATAAATACTCTATCGTGAAAAATTACACTAGCTACTGCATTTATAGCCCAAACCTCATCAAACCGAGACCCATGTGTTTTAGCTATATTGTATTCGTACCAACTATTACCAAGCCCCACAATAGCAATAGCTGCATCTTTGAGTTTTTTTACAGGTGTTTTTCTTTTCATTCTGCTCCCTTTATTTCCTTCGGTAAATATACCTCTACAAAACTGTCACATTTAGGACAACTTAAATTACTTACAATACTATATTGTTCATTTTCGTCATCAATATCGTGGTCCCCACCCCATATTAACTCTGTGTTACAGTGCCAACAATTCATCTTTTAACTTCCTCCCTTTTTTTTAATTACGAAACTGTTTTTCGTAAAGCATCATATCTATATTCGTCTTGACGACTTCTAGCTTCAGCTCTATTTTTTAATCTAGAAATTTCTTGATTGTAACGTCCTTCATACAAAGCTAATAAATCTTGTTCACCTTTTAAAAAAGTATATGCCTCTACTAAAGACGCATAAAGCAAACCATTTCTAGCGTTGTTTGATAACCAAGTGCCAGTAGTATCTGTCACTAATGAATTTGGTTTGTATAAATATGATAGTTCGACAGAATAACTATTATCAGGTACAGGTGCGATTATTAAAGTAGAACCGTTGTCAGAGCCTGTTGATAGTTGTTTGTCATATTGTGCGTAATATAGGGGAAGTCCTCTAATAGTTGTGTCTGATATGTCTTCAGCGTACTCTTGCATAAAGCTAGGGTGTTTTTTATCTAAAAAATGATAGTCGCTGTTTGAATCTATAACTGCCAAACTAAAAGGCATAATAAAATCACTTGGACAGGTTAAAAATCTGCTGCCTGCTGTAACATTACCTGTTACATTTTTTTTGAAAAAATCAAACTGTACCTCTTCAAAAATCCTTTCTTCTGCATTTTTTATTATATCGTCTAAGGTGTTAACAAAAGTTGTTTCGGTTGATTCACAAAAATTTTGAATTAAAGTTTTTAACTCTGCTAATGTCATGATGTAGTAATAGTAACACTTCCTAAACTAGAAGTCGCAGAAAAGCCGTCAAAGTTTGAGCCAATGGTATCAGTATTCGTGAATACTCGGCCAGGAGTATTTTCTTTGTCATTATCAGGACGAGGGTCATATAAAGCTTCTGCATCTGCAACATTTGTAGGTGGTTCTAATTGTGGGTGTTTTTCTTCGTAGCACTCAGGACAAGTTTTGAGGCCGTTCCATTCTTTACGAAGTTCTAATAGTTTATACCGAAAACCACATCTATCACAATGGGCTAAAGCAAATTTCCCTATAGCATATGACATTAATAAGCACCTCTTGAAAAAGGTCTTATTTTAAATGATGCTCTATCTTCATCTTGGTCTGCTGCACGTCTAAATTCTTCTTCGTATATTAACTTTAATTGGTCTGTTCTTTCGGGACTTTTTTTCATACTTATGTAATACGCTAAACCTGCAACAAAACAAGGATAAAAACGAAAAGGTATATCCATAGTGTTTCTTGCGTTATCTGCATCATCCATTCTTGTTAATTTACTAAATCTAATTACATCAGTAGAGTTTTCTGGAGTTGGATATAAAAATAAAACTGGATTATTTTGTTTATCTAAAAAAAATTGTGATGGCCTAGATTTTGTAGCTTTGTTTGGTATATTAAAATATTCAGACCTAGATATTCTATCCATATTAATATCTGTTGTGGTTGAACCATCTGTCCTTCTGACAACCACATCAAGTATGTCAATTACATCTGTTCCTAAATTATAACTCGGAGTTCCCTCTGTAACTGTTTGTGTGCCAGTTTCTATAGTCCATTGGTTTAAACCTCTGTTTGCCCACTCAGCTAACATTAAATTAGCAGACCTTATACCTGTTTTTAAATCATAGCCAGTCCTTAATTCTAAACCGCATCTTTCATAGGCCTCTTCTATAAACTCTGTTATATTCGGTTCAAAATTTGTGCTACCAGATAATGCCATTATTCTTGTTTAAGTCCTAAAATTTCATCTCTAATTAATTTTCTGTCTTTCTCTGCCTCTTCAACAGAATTATATCCTTTAATTATACCCTTAATAATCAAAGGTCTAAACCTCTTCATAGGATTTTCTATTTCGCCTGTTTCTTTGCTGTATTCAGGCAATATATATGTCAATCCTTTGTCATCGGTATGGGTGCCTAAAACCATAGACTTTTCTGAGGTGACGCCTTTTTCTGTTGTATCTGTTAAATTTTCGGCGTGATAGTTAGATAAAAACTTTTTATTTATGTTATAGACATCTAGTTTTTTTGTATTTTCTATCATTCTTCC